ACCCAGTAGCTGAAGCAATGGCCTGTGGTGTGCCTGTGGTATGTACAGAGACGCCTTGCAATAGCTCATTTGCGATAGATGATTTTACTTGTATCAGGGTTAAAGAAGGTGATAGTATTGGAATGCGGGCAGGGATATTGAAGTTGTTAAGTAACGAGCAGTATGCAAAGTATCTTTCCGGTAATGCGTTGGACTTAATTCGTAAATTTGATTACAGGATAGTAGGGAAGAGGTTGAGTGATGCGATTATTGAGAAAGTAAATAATATTGTATGAAGATATTGTTCCAAGTAGATTTAAATTTCAAAGGTAAAATATATAATTTACCAGAAAATATTTACATCGAATTGCCATCAGTACCAAGAATAGGGGAGCAGGTTTATCTTGATGAAGTGATTTACACGATAACAAATGTTATCTATAATTGCCCCGGTATAGTTTGTTACTTTAAATAATATAATCATGAATAACCCATTATTATCAGCGAAACTTTATTTTTATATACTAAAAAAATGTCGATGCAATTATATTAAATCTGAACGAGCTTATTCAGCATTTATAACTTTAGCAGGGTATGATTATCAAGAGTATGAGTTAGATAAGTTTTCAGCAAGGCATAAGTTGGCAAATAAGTTATTTAATAATCATAGGGTTTTGAATTGGTTTAAAGAAAAATGCAACCACTAATTAACATACTGATCCGAACTTCACAACGTCCGATATTATTTCATCGTTGTCTACAATCTATCCAGCAACAAACGTATAAGAATATCAGGGTTATAGTTAGTTATGATTTTGAATGTGATTACATTCCTGATTGGTGCGATAAGATACGAGTTCAGAAAGGTTCTGAAGGTTACTATTGGAATTTATACTGTAACGAATTGAAAGAGCAAGTTAGCGAAGGTTGGTTTATGTTCATAGATGACGATGATTTTATTTATTCAAAGTCTGCAATCGGTGATATAGTTCGTCACTTAACCAATCCAGAAGTAGGTATTATCTGCCAGTTCCTTCGTGGTCAGATGCGTAAACCTGGATTAGTTCAGATGAGAAATAAAACTATAAAGCGCGGTCTGATTGGTATGCCTTGTATTATCTTACATCATAGTAAAAAGAATATTGCAATGTTCGACGGGTTACCAGCAGCAGATTATAGATTCATACAAGACGTATCTAAAGTATTACCGCTAGAATGGGTTGAGAAAGTAATTGTAAAAACTGATCGAATAGGGAAAGGGAAACCGCATAATGTTACACATAGTAGAGCCATACGATAACGAGCGCAACTTAGGGGCGGCTTATAACAAAACCATGTCGTACTTCGGGCAGGATGATTGGGTATGTTTGAAAGATCACGACACATTATTTCTGCTACCAGATACTATCCGTCACATATCACGCTATACTGAGTTATATCCTGATGCGGGGGTATTGACTTGCTATACTAATCGGTTGGCTAATGGGGAGCAGTTGTTAACGGGTAGATGTATGGAAACTGATTCAATACGATCACACATAGCACTTGCAAAGGAACAGGAGAAAAGATTGTACCAAGTAACTGAAATGATTAAACCGATTAGCGGATTTTTAATGGTCATTAGAAAATCAGTTTGGGATATGGAGAAATTTAATGATGGTTGTTTAGGAGTTGATAACAAATATCATCTTAGAATAGTTTCAAGAGGTTTAAAAGTACTAAGAATGAATGGCATTTTCTTATTCCATACTTACAGAATGGAAAACGGAGTGAAAAACAAATCACATCTTGTCTAACAAACCATTCCAAATACGAATGGATGAACTACATCCAGGTCAGATGAAAGTATTATCAGAACGTAGGCGTTTCAATACCCTGAAATGTGGCAGACGTTGGGGAAAAACTAAATTATCTGAGGAGTTACTACTATCACCTGAAGATAAAACCAACGGAGCTTTAAACGGTTATCCGGTTGCATACTTCGCTCCAACTTATAAAATGCTGATGGATGTTTGGCGAGCAACGAATAATATCGTTTACGGGATTACTAAATCAAAATCAGAAACAGAAAAGCGAATTGAATTACTATCAGGCGGTGTGATTGACTTCTGGTCGTTGGAAGATCCAAACTCAATAAGAGGTCGGAAGTACAAACGAGTAGTATTAGACGAAGTTGAGGTTGCCCGTAATTTGAAAGAAGGTTGGCAGAATGTTATTCGGCCTACATTAACTGATATGAAAGGAGATGCTTGGTTCTTATCAACTCCGAAGTTTGGGAGTACATATTTCAAGCAGCTTGCTAAACTAACTGATCCAGATTGGATGAACTGGACTTTTACAACTTATGATAATCCGTTTCTTGATCCTACTGAAATAGATGCAGCTCGTCAGCAGTTAGATGAATCAACGTTCAGGTGTGAGTTTTTAGCAGAAGATGTAACACTAGCAGTTAATAAGTTTATTTATAATTTCGATAGACAGAAGCACGTTGTGAAGGGATTGCAAGCAATACCGCATTTACCTATACTACTTTCGTGGGATTTTAATGTTGACCCTATAACGTGTTTAGTTGGTCAATGCGACGGAATGGAAGAGATTAGAATTTTGGATGAGTATAGATTGATGAACTCAGATGTTTACGAAGTTTGTGCAAGAATATCGGCTGACTATTATGATAAACCATTACTTGTTACTGGTGATGCTAGTGGACAATCAAGAACGGCATTAAAGAAAGATTTATCATACTATAAAATCATCAAGCAAGAACTCAAATTGGGGATGGGGCAATTTCGGCTTCCTGCTGCAAACCCTCCAATAAAAAGTACAAGAGTATTAAGCAACTCTTTATTAGGTAAGCATAAGAATTATCATTTCTCCGATCGTGTACCGCATTTGATAATTGATATAGAAGAAACAGAGGTTGATGAGAATGGTATAATTGACGAATCTAAAGATAAACACAAAGGGCATTTGCTTGCGTGCTTCAGGTACTTCAACTGGACATTTCTTAGGAAGTTTTTGGATAATAAAGTGTATGATTCGGAGTAAATTATTTATATTTAAGTATGAAAGAAATACCACTTACTAAAGGACTTTTTGCATTAGTTGATGATGAAGACTTTGAAGAGCTGGCAAAATATAAGTGGTCTGCAGCAAAAATAGGCAATACGTTTTACGCTCTTAGGTGCAGTAATTGGGATTACGAAACAAAGAAAAGCACTTTCGTATATATGCACAGACAGATACTTGGTTTAACAGATAGAAATATATTTACAGATCACGAAGATAGAAATGGATTAAATAATCAGCGTAATAATATCAGGATTGCAACTAGGTCACAAAATTTATCCAACGTTAGAAGCGGCAAAGGTTCTACCTCTAAATATTTAGGCGTTAGCTTTATGAAACGAGATAGTGTTTGGGTTGCGCAAATATCAAAGAATAGAAAGTTTATATGGTTGGGTAGGCATAAAACAGAAGAAGAGGCAGCGTTAGCTTATAACAAAGCAGCAAAAGAGTTACATGGTGAGTTTGCAAATCTCAATCAGATATGAAGCCGACATACTCAGCCCTCGAAATTAAAGATATGTGTATAAACTTCTCGTTAGAATATAGTATCTTTAAAACTATTGTTGATATAATCGAAGATGAGTTTGAGTTGTATAATGATGAAGATTTAATAATTTTGATGCAAGCAAGTGTGATAATGTTTTCCCGTAGTACGCTTAAGTTATCATTAAATAATATGAGATGAAAAAAGTAGAAGCAACTTGCACATCAACGAGTGGAAAAATAACTGGTATAATATTTATCAGTAAGTATATGATAAAGAAATATGGATTTAATATTGCTGTTTTAAAAATATTATCAAGAAAGTCAAAACATGGGTAATACTCAATATTCAAAAGAACAGATTTTAGGCATGGTTAATTTAGGCCGTGAAGTCTGCTTTGATATAACCAATCTGCAATTAGCATTCGGATTCAAAAGAATGGCCGGTGAAGAAATTATGTTGCGTCAATTAATAAGTAGTAAGACTGAAGAACAAATGCAAATGCTTAGTCCTATGGAGTTAGTTGATAATTTTGAGAAGTGGTGTAGAATGGTTGGGATTAGTTACGGGTATGATTTTAGAACTAACAGATACTTTTTAAAAAAGATGAATACAAATGTATGTGGAAACTAGAATCAGATAACGGCAAAGAAAGAAGTTACTTAAATTCAGCTACAGGAACAAAATCTGTAATGAATTTAATGTACACTGACAAAGATGGTAATAAATGGTGGTCGTTCTCTGACTTAACTGCAATGCCATACACTCGCAACTTCGCAGCAACTAAAATTACTTCATTGTACGCTTTAGGGTTGAGTAAAGATGATCTTACTTCTCACATATCAGGATTGAAAACTATACTGAAGTCACAGGACACAGATAGATACGAGAAAGCCTATGCAAATGTTCTTGACTTCGAGAGTAAGGCCAATAACGCAACTGATGCGATAAAACAAATGGTTTCATTGACGTGCGTTTATTTCACATTGAATGATGAGCAGATAGATTCATTCGATAATAATTTGCAGATAAAGAAAATGTCATTGTTGGAGGCTGACGTAGAAATGTGTGGTTTTTTTTTGAAACATCAAGTCAGTATCACCGAAAGGTATTCAGCGTTCTTAAACAGGCTTTCAGCAATTGCTTCAGTACAATAGAAAAAAAGGTCGGATCATTTAGTGAAGAAATGCAAAAGGCAGCAGACAGTGAAAGAAGTATGCAATTAATGATGCGTTCAATGACTAATGGAGTAATCAGCGAAAGGGATCGCCTCTTCTCATACACAGTGGGGGAGTTTTATCAGGAGCTATCGCTTTTTATACAGGAGACAGAAACCAGGAATGCAGAATATAAGAAATTGAATAAAACATTATGAAACAAATAATGCTTACGCAGGGACAAGTAGCCTTAGTTGATGATAGTGATTATCTATGGTTAAATCAATGGAAGTGGTACGCTCAAAATACAAAGACTGGATTTTATGCGGTAAGGAAAGATAGTAATGGATGCTGTATTTTAATGAATCGTTTAATACTTGGCTTAACCGATAAGAGTATTAAAGGCGAACATATTGATAGAAATAGCTTAAACAATCAACGCAGTAATTTAAGAAGTGCTACTCATGCTCAGAATATGTCAAACAGAAGAGTTTTAACAAAGACTTCATCAAAATATTTGGGTGTCATGTGGTTTAAGAGGGATAAAAAATGGTATGCTGGTATTGCAAAAGATAAAAAGAAATTTCATTTAGGAAGTTTTGATACAGAAATTGAAGCAGCTTTAGCCTACAACAATGCCGCTAAAAAACTGCATGGTGAGTTTGCTAATTTAAATTTACTATCTTTACCTAACGATTAGAGACAAATGGGGATTTTTCTTTAATCGCTATGGCAGACGAAATACAACGGACGATCTACAAACTGGAGATAGACGATTCAGCCTATATTAAAGGGGTTGATTCGCTAACTGCATCTACTCAAAAATTCTCCCAAGCCCAAGACGCAGCTAATAAGAAACTCGCAGAAGCCAAGATTGCGCTCAAAGCTGCTTCAGACGCTGTAATACGTCAGCAACAGGAGCTTGATAATGCAAATAAAGGAAGTAATACTGGAATAATTAAACAGCGGCAGGACGCTTTAAAAGCTGCACAGGCAGAACAACAGAAACTTACTGATTTAGTTAAACAAACCGAAATTGAATATCAGAAAGCAACTAAACTGGCTACGGACTTTGCAAACTCAACTGCTAAGGTTGGGCAAGGCCGTGTTCCTTTGCCTCCTGTCACTCCACAACAGATACCACAATTAATTCCGCCTGGTGGTACTGGATTAGGCGAGGCTGTAGGTGCTTCAGCAGC